CATATGTTTATTATATCTCCGAAAATTATGTAAGGGAAAATCTCCCGATTGACTATTCATTACTGACTGGTAATATTGTCCCTGCGTTAAATCAGGCTCACCTAATAAATGTCGTCAATTTACTTGGGGACAGAATGTTTGATAGAATGAATGAGTTGATTACCAACGGAGACATCAACCAACCACAATATGAAGATTGGAAGTTTGTATTAGACAGCTACCTTCAGAATGTTGTATTGTATTGGACTGGTGTATATCTCACCAATAACCTCTTGGCAAAGTATGCCAACAAAGGTCTTCAAGCTGAAAACACAGAGTTTTCAACACCTGTGGATTTAGCGGTGTGGAGAACTTTGAAGAACCAAATGGAAGATTTGGCAACCTACTATTCTCAACGAGCTAACGACTGGTTATACTGGAACCAAAACCTTTACCAACCATATTACACTTATGTAATTTCTAATGGTTTAGTCCCTGCTGACCCAAGAGAAAAGTTCAGAAATGGTGGATTGGTTCTCGGTAAGAGATTAAGATATTCTTGGAACAACCATTGTTGGTACTAATCGTTATATTACGATTAAACGATTTTTATATTCTTCTTTAACATATTCTAAAATCAGTTCGTGATAATCAGACGATATTGCGTCTGCGTAATGGTCTGATTTTGAAGCGTTATGTGAAAAAGTTTTCCACTCCAAGTTTCTTAAATCACAAGTAATATTAGTTGGTGTTGTTGGAATAAACCAGTTAAGAGGAACTAAATGGTCTATTTGACTATCAGGTGTTGGTTTAATACCCAAGTGATTAAACAACTCAATAGACGAATAACCTAAAGCATCAATAGTTTTTAAGTTCTTTGGTTTGGTTTCTCCATTTTGTTTATAAGCATTCCATAGTAGTTTTCTCCACCTATAAAGATGGGGAGCCTTTTTTCTACTTTCTAAAGTATATTGACTTCTCATTTTTTTTACTCGTGGTTGAGAGTAATATATTTTAGAGCGTTCTTTTTTTCGTTCCAAAAGTTTAGGGTTTGATGAGACCCTATCCCATTCTCTTTTAGCTCGTCTTTTCTTTTTTTCAGGACAAGAATTATTCTCATTTATTTTATTTCTACGACATTTTTTACAAGTCCCACTAATTTGTCTTTTACTTGGTTTGTCGTAGTTTATTGTATAGTCATTTCGGAATAATGAAATATCCCCTTCAAATCCACAAGTGCTACAGATTTTGATTTTACCCAATCGTTCCATAATCCATTCCAAATCTTTAGCTCTGCGTTTTTCATATGATTTTTGATTTGCCAATCTTTGTGCTTCACTTGTTGCCATAGGTTTAATATTTATTAGAGATACAAACTTACAACAAGTTTTTTAATCCACCAAAAAAAAATGAACGAATATCTACCTGAATATAAAAGAGGTGAAAGCCTAATAGGTTATATGACCCGTTGTTCTGCGGGGAGGAAACTTGTAAATGCGGTTGATAGTGCCAAAGAAAGAATGAATATCTGTAGAGACCACGCAGAACAGATTAGAGTTGCCATACGACAACCATTTACGAAAAAATAATACAACCCTATTGTAATAAAAAAAACCCCATTCCTAACAAGATGGGGTTTTTCGGTTTTATGGGAAAAACCAAACAAGAATGAACTAAAACAAATTAGTAATAAAAATATATTCATTATTTTTATTTTAGTCAAGTTTTTTTCTTGGGTGCTTGACTTTTGTTCTTTTAGGAACTATTTATTGTATATGGAAAATAAAAACAAGAAGGAGACAGCCGTTAAGATGACGAGCACTCCACAGAAAACCTACTCAAATAAAGAGTACTACTCCTTGAAAGAACAGGATTGGAAGCGTGAAGCTTCACTTGAAAGACAAATAAACCTTTATCAATTCTTAAAACGCTAATTATGCCACAGATTAAATTATCATTTCCCCAAGTTAGACACATCAAAAAACTTTTGTTGGAGGGACAACTAACACACGCTCAAATCGCTAAAAAATATGGAGTATCTCGTGCTCACATTACCAAGATAAACATTGGAATGAAAGACCCAAATAAGGACTATGGTAAGTGGAAACATATTGAACCCAAACAAAAACCAAACGAAAATGAAGGTGAGGGAAGCATTTAATTTCTATCGTAGTTATTACGAAGTATTAAAAGATATTAGACGAGATGAAGATAAACTTACTTATCTTCTTGCTCTCCTTGAACGACAATTCAACGGGACAGAACCTGAATTGGAAGACATACCACGACTGGTTTATAATTCACAGAAACACTCTATTGATAAACAAGTTAAGGGTTGGGAGGATAAGACCAAAACATCTTTAACACACCCTACCGAAGACCCTTACCTACCCCCTACACAACACCCTACCGAACACCCTTCACTACAAGAGCAAGGGCAAGGGGAAGGGGAAGGGAAAGTAGAAGAGAAAGTGGAAGTAGAAGTAGAAGGGGGAGCTACAGATAGAAAACCAACTTTGGTTTTCCACCAATTTGTTAAAAATGATAATCCTGATGACTTGGAATTGTTTACCTATATGTTTGCCGAGTTCAACGAAAAGGATAGTGAGTTTGATGGGTTGTATGACTTGTGGATTAAACTTCCTTCAAGGGAGCAAGAGGATAGTGTGAAGTTCGCTTCCAACTACATCAAGTATTGTGTTGAGAAGAAAAAGAAAATAAGTTTGTATTATTATCTTTCTGATAAAAAATATAATTGGGATACAATCAGAAAATGATTATATTTATCTCAAGGGGGGTAGCGTTTTTGTTTCCCATATACTATCTACTTTGCTTAACGGCATAATATTTTTTTAGCTACCCCCCTTTATTTCAACGATGGAAAATAGTACTGACGATTTATTAGTAAGAAGAAAAAGAGTAAATCCTGATGGCGAGTGGGAATACGAATGTCGTGAGTGTGAGCTATGGCTTCCAAAGAACAAGTTTAGAGGGTGTGTAAATTATATTGACGCCTATGGTAATTGTTTGATGTGTTCGTCCTGTAGAAGTAAATTATCACATCAAAAAGCGTTAGACAACGAAAAGGAAGGTATGAAAGAATTACTTACCAAGATTGGTTTTTACAAATACGAGAATGCTGAAGCTTGGTTTGAAGCCAAGAAGAAACAATACGGAAAGAAGAATATTTAATAATATGGATATAGTAATCACGGCACTAGTTAGTTTAATAACTACATTTATAGGTTTTTGGTTTGGTTCAAGGAAATCAAACGCAGAGACAGACAGAATTGTAATTGAAAATGTTAAAGAGATTTTATCAGTTTATTCAGGAACTATCAACGATTTGAAAGATGAAGTTAGGCAGTTAAGGGATAAGATTGTTGAATATGAAAAACAAATTGATAAATTAAATAAAGAACTTCACGAGTTTAGAAAACAGATGGGAAAATGAGATTAGACGATTTTGAGGATATAGAGATTAAAGATTTATTCAAGATAAGTAGAGAACAGAGAATATCTCTGATTGAGGCAGGGGTTGATAGTATTATTGAGAATTGCCAGAAGACCTCTATTTTTACGGGTGTAAAGACCTCAAAATTGTTAAGTGATACTTTGGGTAGATTAGAGTTCAAAGTTCAGCAATTAGCGTCTGAAGAAGAATATGAATTATCGTACTACATCAACGAATTGATTTGGGGAGTTCATAGAAAATTAGCGGAAATACAAAAAAATAAGGAAGAATAATATGGGTTGTGGTTGTAAGTTGTCTCCATTGGAGAAAGTTGATAAGAGAATACAGGCGGTTGGATTTAACCGACTGGCAGTATCTGAAATCAGATTGATTGATAATTTGATTATGGCGAAGTTGGGAGTGTCCCCAACGACAGCACAAGAAAGAATTGAGTTATATGGAAGAGCAAAGCAAACCAAATAGAAAGCCGTATATCTACTCACGAGAGGAAAAAAACAGACACACGACAAGACAAAAGCAGTCGTGTATTCTAAATAGATTAGCTGAAGGTAAATCAGTTAGGCAGTCCACCCAACTATGCGGGTGTGCCGAAACATCTTATTACAGATGGAAAAAGTATGACGAGGAGTTCAAGGAGGCGATTGAAGAGTACTTCCAAATAGAGCTTGAAATGGCTGAGGAGATACTAAAAAAATCAATCGCTGAAAATCCAAACCTCCTTCAATTCTTTTTGAAAAACAGGCACCCTGACTACAAGGTGAAGCATTCAATAGATATAAATCACAAAGGACTTGATACTATTGAAGTTAAGATAATAATGCCCGATAATTACCCAGCTGCTACACCAACGCCAGAAAGTTAGGTTCGCCATTACCTCATCTGGTAATTGCTGGGTAGTTTCGGTGGGGGGAGATTTTTTCTCCCCCTTTTTTTGTTTTTTATTTTTTTTACATATATTTATAGTAAACAAAAACTATGAAAAATATTACCTTTTATGTAAGACCCTTTGCCACGCAAGAGATTTCTGTGGTATTGGAGGACTATGAATGGCAACCATTCCAAGACAGGATTGATGGTGGAGAGAGCATTGAGACCATCTTTGATGAACTATGGGAAACTGGTGAGAGTTTCTACTATGGGACAACCACCATTACTCAACCTGAATACGCTTTTGACGCAACCATAACCGATTGTGATTGTAAGAAGAGAAAGGGTCTATCAGAAAAAGAATGGGAGGAACAGGAATGATTGGCGCCCACAAACTAACACAGGAAATGGTATTGGAGATTAAAGAATTATTCCTTACCACAAAATATTCAGACGGGAAGATTGGAAAGATGTATGGTGTTTCAAGAGAACACATCAACAAAATCAGAAACGGACGCAGATGGAATGAGGACACAAGAAGTTTCATTATGAAAGATGTGGTTAGTAATGTTTTATTTGATGTTGAAACCCAAAGACCCGTCATAAAGAAAAAAACAATTTTCAAGAGAGTATGTCGTAGTATCGGATACTTCTTCTTATCTTTGTCGTAAATAAAAAAACAACTTATATGTCTATCGCACAACAAAACATTTTCTTGGGTGTAAATGAAATCCACACCCTACAACTACCCGATGATAGTGCTTACTGCTTCGTGGGAATGGAAGTTCAAGGAAGAGTAAAACCTGAACCTGATAATATCGTATTGATTATGGCAGAGGAGCAGATTTACGAAATGGCTGAATATTTCAAACAGAGAAGCAGTCAGAGACGAGAAATCAACGAGTACCTCATTAAAACTTTATTGGAGACCGCAACAGAGCGTGGGCTAAACATTCACACTCCGAGTGAAAATGAGTGGCTTATATCCAATCTAAATGGGTCGTTAGGTTTTACCTACAACAAAGCATTCATCACCGATAGTGATGGTAAGGTTATTAAGAATAACGAGGGGATTGAAAACTTCTTTAAGTATTTTGAATAATGAAACCAGTATCAGTAATGTTCGCAGAGTGGTTGGGACAAAATCATTATCAACTACATAATATCACTAATGGTATTCACTATTGGAAGAATGAGTATGGGGTAAAGACCAGTCAAGAATTATTTGATTTTTTTCTTGAGAATGTTTGGTAGTGTAAAATAATGTTCCTATATTTGAGGTATGGAAAACAATTTGTATAAGAAATCAAGAAGTATTAGAAAACATACGAGAAGATTTATTCGTGGTCGTTCTAAAAACTGGTCTCTTATATTTGGTTGTAGTGGTGATGAGATGAAGAAACATCTTGAAAAACAATTCACAGATGGTATGTCTTGGGACAATTATGGACTTCACGGGTGGCATATAGACCACATCTCACCACTATCTCTATCAACTACATTAAATGATTTGTTAGAAAAAGCCCACTACACAAATCTTCAACCACTATGGGCTAAAGATAATATCAAAAAATCAAACAAGATAATTTAATTATGGCAAAACAAAAATTAGAAGAATTGGTGGAACTGGCATTCAGACACCGACCCGAAACAATCTCATCAAATACTCTATTATGGGTAGAGGTGGTGAAAGCTCTATGTGAGACAAAAAACATCACAACATTAGATGAGTTATTCCTAAATGTATTATCCAACAAAATACCGACATCTCACTCTTTGGCAGCAGCCATCACGAATGTGAGAAAGAAGTATCCTGAATTAAGACCAACTGAAGAACAGATGGCTCGTAAAGAAGCTGTAAAGCAAGAATATATCAATCAATTTAATAACATCTAAAAAAAATGGCACAGAATAAAGACAGACAAATCGCATCACAGAGCTCTATGAAATTGGTAATGGATTGGGCTAATAGTTGTGGAAAGTGTTTAACTATGAAGGAATTGGTCGCAATGTCGGTAGTAATTGTAGATTATGTGGAGAATGGTTATTCCAAAGAAATTGGGGATAGATTAGATAAAATCCAAGACCATCTTGATAATAAGTAATGATATGGTTGAAGGTAAAAATATAATCGTTCCAGAACAACAATTAAAAGATGTTGTTGAAGTTAAAAACATTCATAGAACATTTCATATCCAACTCTATAATTTCATAAAAGAAAAAGGTTTGGAAGAAGAGTTTTTTAACGAGTATTTCCCTGAAGGTAATGATTTACTGAAAGAGTGGAATGATATTGTTAAAGAATATAAGGTATAGTTTCTACTCCCATCTATACCTGAACCCTCATCAGAAATGGTGGGGGTTTTACTTTTTACATATAACCGATATATTTATTGGTAAATCTGGGGACAGAAGTTTATGGAGGTAAAAGCATCAGAATTATACTTGAAGATAGACCAAGCGGTGAATGATGGTAAGAGATTGATTAGTTTGAGGGGTTCAAGCCGTTCAGGTAAGACCTATCAAATAATCACCTATCTAATCCTTTACGCAATACAGAGACCCACAACTATTACGATTGTGAGGGACACCCTCGTTTCAATTAGAAACTCTGTCCTGATTGACTTTATGGAGGTGATGGAGAGTATGGGATTTTATAACCCTGAAAGCTTCAACAAGAGTGAGGTCATCTATAAGTTTGATAATGGTAGTTTAATTCGTTTCTTGGGGGCTGATGATAATTCAGCAAAACTACGAGGTATGAAACAAGACATTGTTTTCATCAACGAGATTACCTCTGTGTCTATGGAGAGTTTTACACAGCTCAATATGAGAACCACAAACTTCATTATTGCCGATTATAACCCCACCGCATCTGAAGGGTGGTATTGGTATGAACTTGAGGTTGGTGAGAACGCAACCCTGATTACTTCAACCTACAAGGAGAACCCCTTTTTAGATAAGAAGGTGATTGATGCGATTGAGAACCTAAAGACATTAGACCCCGAAATGTATGAGGTGTACGCTTTAGGTAATCGTGTGAAACCTCGTGAAACAATCTTCGTGAATTGGGAGGTTGTAAAAGAAGCTCCACGATATTCCAAGATGTTAGGAGTAGGACTGGATTGGGGATATAGTCAAGATGAATGTGCTTGTGTGTGGGGTCTTATCAACGAACCCGACAACACAATCTACCTCAAGGAAGTATTCTATGAGAAGGGACTACTGGTTGACGATATTGCCTACAAATTGGAAGAGGGAGGAATACAGAAAACCTTTGATATTGTTGCCGATAGTTCAGAACCCCGTATGTTGGACGAGCTGAAAAAACGGGGGTATAAAAAGGTTGTCGGTGTGAAGAAGGAAGCTGG